AGGCGGGAGATGACATCGTCGATCTGGCCTTTGTAGCCATCAGAGATAAGGTAGCTTTTTGCCATTATTGCAGGCGAATGCCGAACCCGCTGAAGTTTGCGCCGAAGTTCATCACGGGTTGCGTTACGAAAATCTGCGTGAGCGGTGGGTAGGCAACGTCCCCTCGCTTGCGTGGTGATCCATTGATATTGAGCGGCACTGGCGACACGCAGGGCAACTGCTGCTGCTTGTCTTCGCGGGGTACGGCACACATTGCGCGTGAGATGTTGGCAACGCCAGCCGACAGAGCGAGCGGCACAACAATCTGATGCATATCGTCGTGCTTGAGCGACAACGCAAAGTCATCGACATCAGCGTTACCCAAAAAACCATTCTGCTTGCACGAAAAACCCTCTACTATTTGCTCTATCTGGCACAACTGCTTGCAGTACGCAAATTCGTAGGTGCGAATCCACCCGCGGAAAATGTCTGGCCCAAAGCTTTCCACATGCGGGTTATTGCTGATCCCGCGAAGCATACACTCGGCTATTGGTATCGTGATGTCGCCAAACGCGAAGGCAGCGTTGTTCACCATTCCAACGAAGTCTAAGTGCCTTGTGGGGCTTGTGTCGTATTGCGTAATCGAGATCGTCACCGATGGAACAAGCTTCGACGTTCCATCGTAACGCTCCCCAACGGGGTTCACCGCAGGTTCGTAGATGCCAGTAAGCGCACCATTGTTAAGCCAGTTCCATTTCATCACAGGCACTTGCACCAGCGATGAGCTTGTCGAGAAGTTCGCGGGCCGTACATCCGGCGAATACTGCCCAGGGTCTGTGCCGCCACCACTGCCGTCGTCGTTGCCTGCTGACGACTGATAGTTAGCAGTGACGATCCGCACCATGCGGGAATCGCCATCGGCCTTATCGTCGAAGCTAATGCAGGGCACATCAGTGTTTGGATAAAGGTCGCCTATCTGGATCTGGATGGCATCGGGGATGACATAAGCCTCATCCGGCGTGCTCAGGATAATACGAAACGTGCGTGTTATCGTATCTGCGAGCGAGCCCCCCTGGGAGCTTCGGCTAAAACTCTTCCCCTGCATCAGTTCTGACACCATGTAGGGCATTGGTTAACCCTCTGTGATGTCGATGCGAAGACGGGTGCCAGCCACGCCCCACGCCGAATACTGCGTGCCGGAGGTAAGGCGAACAATCGCTGGTTCGCCAGCCCGAAGCGAGCAAAAGCCGACATTGGAGCCGCCAGCGGATACCCCAACGATCGCGGAAGATGCCGTGGACGTTGATACGTTGCGAAAGAATGCCAGGCCCACGGTCGTCAGGTTTGCCGTGACAACGCTGGTGGCGGCCGTCCCTAGTGTCATTGTGAGCGAACTCATGCCCGCAATTGCCATTGCTGCGGTGATGCTAGCCGCCTGCACCGACGTAGCTAGGTAATCTTTGTCTACCTTCAGCGATGCGCTATATGTTACATCGGCCATTATGCTACTCCCAGTGCTTGCTTTGCTTCGCCTACCATTTTGTTCAAGTCTGTCAGTGCCTGCGTTTGTTTACGCAATTCTTCCAGGTCTACGTTCTTCGCCGCATCGTCGCCGCGCAGCAACCTGTTCATCTCCGACTGCCCTTCCATCGTGTTAACATCTGACACTTTTAAGGCTTGCCGAGATGGGCCGTTGTTTCCCTCAAGTATAGCACTTAGCCTGCTGTTATTCATTGACTCGATCATCGGCGCAGCCTGTGCTCTGAGGTTCTTCGCACCGTCGTTAATAAGGCGTGCCCTCTCGGCATCTCCTCCCTTGCCCAAGTCCTCTACCTCTTTGCCTGCTTGCAGAAGTTGATTAACACCCGCGGCCATCTCCTGCGCCTGCCGTGCGCGTGGTGTCAACGCTAGTTCGCGGCCTGCTGCTGCTGCATCTTGATCCTGCCGACGCTTGTCGATGTCCTGCGCGGCTTGGTCGGCTACCCCCTGCGCCTGCTGCACGCCAGCGTTGCCAGCCAATGCTTGTTCCCGCTCTGCTTGGAATTGGGCCTCTTTTCTTCTCCGAACATCCTCTCTAATAATTGATTGTTGTGCCTGCTCTTGAGTCAGTGTTCCCTGCTGCGCCCCACGAAGCTCCTGCATTTTGGCTTCATCTGCTTTGCGCTCTTGCTCGACTGCGTTAATCTTAGCGTTGGCAGCGTCAACTTTTGGGTCGTCTAAGAAGGCCTGTTCTCTCGCCGCCGTTATCCCCGCTTGCGCCTTTTCGGTTGCCTTTCGATCGTTTACGAGGTTTGCCTCGGCTTGATCCCGTCTTGCCTTGAGTTCATCGGGCGGCAGCCCGCCTTGGGCAACAGGCTTTTGCTCCGTAAAGTTACGCTGCGCCTGATCGGCCATTTGCGTCGATGTCGAAAGCGCGTCGGAGGCGATCTTTCGGATGCGCGATACCGATTCTTCCATAGCCCGTGCGAATTCCATCGCTGCAGCCGCAGTTTCGCTCATTGCCTGTGCGATCTTCAGTGCCTCGTCGTCAACCCCGGAGGCGGCCAGTGCGTCGGCAAGCTTCTTTTCTGCATCAAGGAATGCTTGCTGCGCGGCTTCAAATGCCGCCTCGCTTGCAGGGGTTTGGTTCGCGAGTAAGTTTTCTGATGCAAGACTTGCCCCTGACCTTGCATCTTCCGCTTCCTTCTGCGCTCTTGCGAGCTTGCCTGACGAAACGCCAGCCTTCTCTCTTGCGGCGTTTTCATTGTCTATCGCATATCGACCGACCGACACTCTGTTGCTGTTTCTCAGTTCTCGGTCGCCTTGCAACGACGAGAGCGCGTCTTTTGTGCGATCGCCGCCTTGCGTCATGCCGAGACGCACGCTGCGCCTTTTCGCTTCGGTGTCCTTTAAGTTTTCTTCGGCACGCTTTGCCTCACCTTGGGCTTCTTCAACCGCACGCTGGCGTTGTTCTGGATTTTCAATCTTACCGGCTTGAGCGAGCGTATCGTTTGCAGCGGCAAGGATTGCGGCGTTCTCGTCAAGCTCTCTCTGAAACGCAGTCGCACCAACCACGCCGCGCTCAATCGCGCTGGCAACGTCTTTCTGCGCTGCGGCGATTCGCTGGGCTGCGTCGTTGGATGCCTCAACTATTTCTAGCGCGAGCTTGTCGATCGCGGCGTGCATCGGGTCTTCTAGATCCCTAAGTAGCGTCTCTAGTTCCGTTACCGTGGTGCTGCCTTGATCAACGCCACTTGTTTTCATTCTTTCTGCAAGTGCTTTTGACTCTTTTGCAAGTTCAGCCCGCAACCCTGCAAGTCCTTCAACGGTGTCGCCCTTGGGAAGTGCATTGGCCGCTTCGATTGCTTTTTGCTTGTTTTCAGCAAACTGCCTAGCTGCGTCAAAGCTTTCTGGGTCTACGTCGGCATTAAGCCGCCTCTCAATGCTTCCTTGTATCGCTCCTTTTGCTCTTAATCCAGTAAGAAACGGATCGAAGTTCCTACCAACAACTGCACTAGTTGCTTCACGTTCGCGTTCTTTCGATTCGCGGATTTGCCTAGCAAGAACAATTCGCTCTGGGACGCTCTCAGACTTGTCTAGCAAGCGTTGATCTCTTGCCTGATTGGCTCGCTCTTTCTGCACCTCTGGGTCTATGTCTACCCGGCGACTATCGCGCAGTTCTTTCTGCTTGCGTTTGACCTCGCCTACGTCCTTGCCAAAATCAATACCTATGCGGCCACCTTCGGAAAACATCCCCCTACCAATTACGTCGGCTAGGCCGCGGAACGACTGCGCGAGATCGTCAACCAGACTCTTCTGCCGAGAGAGTGCTTCGTTCAACGCTTTCGTCTGATCTTCTGCTGTGCGGCCAGAGTTGATAAATTTCAGAATGCCAACAGCGACTTGCCCGGCTAAGACTGCACCAAGCCCGACGAACAGCCCCGTCGTGCCGCCAAGGACGAAACCAAGCTGCGTCACGTTATTTGACACGGCGCGTAGCTTCTGATCCCACCCACCAACCGACGAGAAGAAGTCGTCGAGGGCAAATGCCGCCTGGTTCGCTGCCATGCTGAAGCGATCCATACCGCCGCGGCCTACGTCGCCGCCTTGCTTGACTTTTCTCTCCGCTTCTGCCTTGGAGATCCTGCCCGTTGCGACGGCAGCACGAATCGCCGCGTCTTCGTATATTTTGAGAAACTTTGCCGCGGCGGGGGTGCCTGCCGAGCCAGACGCTAAAACACGGGCTTGCGCTTGTGCGAGCCGGTCATACGCCGCTGCGACCGGCCCACCAGCAGTCGCACCCACCTTCAGCAAGATCTGCTGCAAGGCATTGAGCCGACCAATCGATGCCCCTATTGCACCGTCGTCGATGACTGCGCCAGACATCTTGATACTTCCACCAGCAGACATTGCAGTTTTAAGCTTTGCAACCTTATTGCCAGCGTTCTCAATCTCCTCTGAAGTCGCGCCTGCCGCAGACTTCAAGCGGTAGAACTCGGCCTCTGCTGCCTGGACGGCTGGAACAAAACGCGAGCGAAGTGATATCGGGAGTTGATCTAGTTGTGCCTTCGCTGCGATCGTGGAGGATTGCAGCAGTGCCATCTGGTTGGCGATGTCGTTGCCGGAATCAATCGCACCGGCCCGAGGGCCGAGCAGTGGTGGTGCTTGTGCCGCGGCTGCCGCACCGGCCCCAGCGGTGACTGCCCTGGCCTCGCGTTCTGCGTCGGTAATTAGATCCGGCGGGAGCGGGCCACTGCCCCCCCCTGCGCCCGCAAGGGTCGCACGAAGGCCGCCAAGTTGGGCCTGCAACGCTGTTTTTTCTAGCCCGTCGTTCAAGGCAGCGACTGCCGCTACTGACTCGTTGATTGCCTTGGTCATGCGGACGATGGGAACGCTGGGCTCGCCCATTGTTTCTGCGATTGAGGCTAACTCGTTCCTCAACGCAGCGACCGATGCTTGTGACGCGGCTGTATTTAGCTGAACTCCTCTGGTGCTTGTTGCTTGATTTGTGATTCGGTCAAGATTCCTCTCGGAAGCCCCAATCGCATTAGGAGACGCAATGAACTCAGGCTGGGCCATCCGCTGGAGTTGTTGCTGCTGGAGTCCAAGCTGGCCTTGCAGGGCAGTCTTCTCCGCACTGTCGTCTAGGGCATCAACTGCTGCCTTGGCCCGGAGTGCTGACGCTGCGAGCTTCTCAAATGGATCTGTAGGCCCGCTGAGCGTAGTGGCGAGCGATGCGAGCTTGTCCTTTAGGGCGTTTGCTGTTGCCGTTGCCGTCGTTGCATCCAACTGGATTCTTAGCTCTGTGGCGACCTTTTTGTTCACAGAGTCCAGTGCGCTGCCCAGCACTGCCAACTGCTGCGGAAGCTTCGATGCAAAGAAACTCCCAACGCCAAACCTCTGGATCTGAGCATCTGTCTCGGCAATCTTCTGAGCCAGTTCGTTTGCTTGAGCAATCAGCGGAGCGATGTTCTTATTTGAGGCGAGCGTGTCTGGTGGCAGTGCGGCTGCCTGATCCCCTTGGGCTGCCGCCGTCGTCAGACGCTGATTCATCTTGGGATCAGTGAAGGCAAACTCTTGCCCAGTTTTGATCTTGCCTACAAGCCCCGCCACTTCGGACATCCGCTGGATAGACTTCACCGTCTTTAACACTTGCTTCTCAAGACGGTCAAACTCATTTACGCCAACAACCGCACCGGCCTTGATGTCTTTCTCTAGCTCTAGGACACCTTTTTGAGCTACGTTTAGTGCTGGGATGAAACCAGCCTGGACTGAATAAGACAGGTTGTCGAATTCGGCAACGGCCCTGCCAAGTGGTTTTGCCAGTAGCTCGCTGGCAGAAAACAGTTGCTCAGTCTTGAGGACGGCAGCGTCCAAGTCTGCCTTGCCTAGCACGTTTAGAACGGTTTCGATCTTTTCTTCGCCAAGCTTATCGACCGCGGCAATGACGGTATCTAGCTCCTTGCGGTTGATCTTTGACAGGCCAATCTGGATCGTCTTATTGCCACTGGCGGCAAGCGTTGCTTGTATTGCCTTGGCTTTGTCCAAGCCGCCGACATCTACGAGGATCTTTGCACCGCGCTTTGACAAACCGTCCAGAGCGTTTCTGTAAGACTCAATGCTTTTAAACCCACTCGCGTCGAGGACAAGCTTTACGCTCGCCCCCTTGAGCGTCTGCATGCGGGCTTTCAATCCTTCGATGTCGCGGATCGCGCCATCGAACCCCTTAAAGTCTAGCCCTATTGACGAGGCTGCCTTCAGCGAGGCTTGGAGCTTTTGTAGGGGCGTGAGTACGCTCTTAAAGGCGCGATCTGCGTCCTTCATCGCGCCGGTGATGTTGCCCTGCACCTCGCCAGCGAATTTCCTGACGGTGCCAGCCGCGGAGTTGAGCTTACTAGTAAATTCGGCCGTGTTGGCCGTTACTACCGCTGATATTTTGCCGAGGTATTTCGCCATCAAATCATCCTTGACTTAACTTCATCAACTCGGAAACCATCTCATGGTACGTTTGCCCAGGCTTGTGTGTTGCCGGGATAAACGCACTCTCGTCAGGCACATCTCCGCGTTTGTAGTTTCCGCTCGAGCACATAATCACCCGACAAATCCTCGCTGTCTGCTGCCATGTGTCTGGGAGCGGCCAACGCTGATCGTATGCATACCACTCGGCCAGTTCGCGGGAATCTACTTCATCCAGCAACTGCTTTACTGTCTTGCCCAGGCACAAAGCTAAACGGAAGTAGAATCTGCGCTCTGGTCGCTGGGCGAACCTTCCCCCATCGCATCAGTGTCCTCTTCTCGCAGCGCATTGAGCTTCCAGCCAGCGTCAAACAAACGATTCAGCACAACGCTCGACTTCTTGCCAAGCTCTGCAACCTCGGCATCGGTAAACAGCCTGTCGCCGTTCTCGTTGCACAGTGCCAACACAAGGAAGCGTGGCCGGAAAGCCTTCATTTTGTCTGCGGCGTAACCGTCCTCGAAGATATCGCGCTCTGTGCCTGAGAGTGTTTTCAGCCACACGCTGCCGCCCCACTCACTTACATGCACTTCTTCCAGGGTTACGTCTCTGGCAGACATAATCAATGATTTGCTCAGACTAGACATTAAAACACTCCTATTAGGGCTAACCTTGAAAGTCGGTAAGCCGGAACTTCATTGTGCCTCGGACTAAATCGCCAACCTTTAGCTGCGTTGACGATGATTCGTGTACTGCGTACTTAGCGACAGAATAATTTGCACAGGCAAACGACAATTGCTCTACCGTGCCAATTGTCGAAGTAGCGTTGAAGCTACCAACGTGCAGATAGTCAACGCTTATAGACCCACCAGACCATGCGCCTGTCGGCACCATAGCGATGTGGTTCACCGGGTCTGTGTAGGTGGTCATGTCCACCACCTCTGCGACTGCGCTATCGACAGAGAGTGCCACAATGGTTGCGTTAAGCGAACCAAACGTGAACGTGCCGCCCTGGGCAGTAACGCCAGCCATGAGTCACGATTACGCAACTCGGAACGTCGCGTTCCCTTTGATGAGATCGCCCACGCTGCCGCCGACGCTGGCCGACATGCACGTTGCGCTACCGCTGAAGGACATCGGGCCGGTGATTGCGAGCGCACCCGAGGAGCCAGCAGCAAGCACGACTGCGGAGATGTAATCGATGCTAACTTCGCGGTCTGTTGCAAAACCACCGACATACTCTTTTCTTGCACCTGGGGCAATGCCGAGGTGGGAGCCATCGACTAGGTCATTCGTGTCTGAGACTTGAACGCTTGTGACAAAGAGGGTTGTGTTATTAAAAGAGAACGTCAGACCCTGTGCGCTTGTACCAGCCATGATTAAGCCTCCTTGCCTAAAAAACCACTAATCCGAGGCTTCCTGCCAGCGGATTTGATAAAGTTGTCGAACCTCGTATGCGGGTGGTAACTGTGCCCCGATCTGTGTGGGATCGAGGAAGTCGTCCGTTTCCGACACGAGCCTCATATCTTGAATTGTAGCATTTGCCAACGTGCCGGTGTGACCATCCAGTGATAGTCGCACGGCCTCTGCAAGTTCGCGCACAGAGTCATAGGTCATTGCCCACGACGATATCTGTAGGCTTACAAGCGGCATGAACATGGGGCCAGACAAAGTGCTCTCGCGGATGATATTCGCCCGCTTGTAAACGATGAACGGCAGGCTCGCCCCTGTCCTTGGCACTGCGATCGGGTAAATCTGGAAGCCTACGATCTTTGCTACCGAGGGGGTCGTGGCTAGACGCAGATAAACGTGTCTCTCTGGCGAAATGAGCATACTAACCACCCCCCGACGAAAGTGTGTCAATGCTTCTCTTGATCGCGCCGGTCAGCGATGCAAGCACCGCACCGGACACCTCTGAGATGGTGTGTTCCATGTGGTGCTGGGCTGGCATCGCACCATACGTTTCGCCTGGGTGCAGCGTCATCGGCCGTTGCCCGTTGCCGCCCCAACTATTAAAGTCGTGATCACCACCCGACCCCTGCTTGGCTAGGCGTGTCGGCTCGTTGCGGCTGCCCATTAAGAAGTAGTGGCCTTTTGCCATGTTTTTAAATTGGGCATCGGTTGCGGAGGAGTGAAATGACATCTTCCGGTTGATCATGGTGTGGACGTTGATATATGTGCGGCGATTCTGCGTGCCAGGCTTACGAGGCCCACTGCCGAATTCCACTAACCACGCCGCGTTACCCGAGCCTGACTTTTCGGTTGCGCCAGCGGTGCCTGTTTGGAGCGGGCCAGTGATGGCAACGGCCGCCTTATCGTATTTGCGGGTGTAAGTGCGAGTGGACTTGGCGAGGTTGCCGGTGACGTTGCCGACCTTTCTCTTATACGTTTCAGCGATCGGCTTCGACGCTTCCTTGACTGCATCAATGAGCATTTTCTGCCCGGCAGAGTCGCTCATGCCGAGCTTCTTAGCCAATTCTTCTAGCCTTTTCGCTAGCTCCCTAGTTCCGGCGGTCTGGATTCTGACGAAGGCATTCGCCATCGACTTGCCGGTCGATTCGCCACCAAAGTCTCTAGGCGTAGGGTTGCTTGGCTGGAACATTTTACGTCGCTTCTCTGACTAGTAGCTCATGCATCGTGCGTGTCTCTCGCTCGACGACGCTCGCAATCTCCATTGTACGTTCACGCCACACGATCCTATGTTCATGCGTGATCGCTGGCATGAACCGGATGCGTACTTTGTGGCTGGCGATCACGTTGGCTTGCATGGCTTGCAGAACCTCACGGCTGGACAACCCATCGACGCTCGCCCATACCGTTGCGATGGTCGTCCAAGCAAGCGTGGCTTCGCCCATAGGGCTGCGTGACTCCGTAGGAGCCTGCACCTCGACACGCTCTCGCATGAGCCCTGCCTTTATCACGATACTGATCCTCCACCGACGATCGCGATGTCATACTGGGCACCCACCGCACCGGAGACGGTAGCCGTTCCAACGCCGCACCCTGTGCCAACGGGGGCAATAAACGTAGCCACGCCGCTGGCCTGCACCGTAACTCCACCAGCAGGGAACGCGGCATTGCTAAACACCAGTGCCCCGGCACTCTTATTCTTGATGTAGACCGCTCTGGTGCTAGTAAATGTCACCGTCGCTGACGCACCGTCGCGAACGTCTGAGAGTGCCGCCAGATTCAGCGTGTCGGTGCCGCCACCACCAATGGTTCTAGAGTCGCTCCAGGCTACTTGTGCCTGGTCTGTGCCGGTGCCGTGTGTCAGTGCCGACGAGTACACCGCGGGTGTGACTCTCGTCGTCGAGGACAAGTCGCCTGCGCTGGACTCATGCGACACTACTGAGATCGATATCTGTGCTGAGAGGCTCATGCTTGATTCCCCATGATGTAAATTTCGTATGCTTCGCCAGCGACACCACCCAGCCGCATGATGCTGCCGCCGACAGTCGTCGCAAAACCTGTCGAGTCTGGGCAGGCGAGCAACATTGCTCCACCCTGCCGGATTGGATAGCCACGCAGAGTCAGGCTGCCGAGGTTGATCATCGGCATGAAGTTCCAGGCTTGAGTGTCTACGAGGAAGTTGGAGAATTGCGATCCACTGAGCCCGGCAGTCATGCCAATGGACGATGACGTAGACCTGTTCTTCAGACAGATGAGCTTTACCGTCCCGATGCCTATGACAGACATATCGATGTCCACATATCCACCGGCAGGGAACGTGTTTACGTCGCTCCAAACCTTGTCGCAGTCGCCTGAGTTAAAGTCAAAGCTCACAGAGTTGCAGGTGATCGACCGGGTCAGGCCGTGGACTCCTTCGGACAAGGCATCTACGCTCGCGCTGATTTGGGCAGTCAGCGTCATCGGTAGCCACCCCAACCGCTGGCTGCGATGAGCGTCTCAAACGTGAGCGGCACCACGACTGCGTTGCCCGAGGTAACGGGTTCTCTAGCGGCGAACCAATGGCCGATGATAAGAAGCATCGCGTGCTTGACGACCGCGGGCACAGAGGCACCAGACGCACCGTAACCGGCAGTCCAAGTCACTGTGACGCTGTTCTCGTCGCCTCTGGGCACCGGCCACGCCTGTGACCAGAGAGGGTAGATCCTGCCTGGCGTTGCATTGGAGTCGGACTGAAAGGTTGTCGCACCGCTGACGATCGTCGTCACGCTGCCATCTGTCTGCCGGTAGGCTACGGTGACAGATGTGTTCTGCATCGGCGGCCGGGGCAGGAGTAGCTCCCACAGGGGGAAGCAGTCATACTTAGCCTGCCAAGTGCTTGTGATCAGCGTCATGTCTAGACGCTCCTCGATGTACTCTCTGGCTACCGTGATCAAGGTCGTGATATAGGCATCGTCTGCGGTGCTATCCACGCGGCAGTGAGCCTTTGCCTCTGCCAGCGTGATTGGCTCGACGCTAGGCTGTACTGTCTTGACTAGGCTGCGGTATCCGGTGATCGACGCGCCGGGCGACTTTGGCTCGCTGTAAAATATTGCTGTCATGTCTTTCTCTTCCTTGTCTTCATGTTGGCTGTTTCGTACCGCTCTTCGACCGATGCCGTCTCGATCTCTTCGACTCGCTCAACAACACCCCGGCGAACGAGGAGCGAGGCGAATCCATCGTCCCAATCAAACTCTGCGCCCATCGGGTAGTTCTGGAACGGACGCACAACTCGCACTTTCATTAGATCGCCCCCCAAGTTCCTTCCGGTGCCTTCTGCCCCGAATTCCAATACTCTGTTGTGTGCTGGTGGATCTTCGGGCCTTTCGCCTCGCGGGAGGGCCAGGTGACCATAAGCTCCGCGTGGCCGACGCTTATGTTCGTCGCCATGCCGAGCTTGTTGCCAGCCGCACAAAACGATTTCCAGAAGTACAAATCTTCGTCTAAGTACCCACCATGCTCTGGCGTGTACTCACCGATCGCGTTTGCCGATGGAACAAACCAAGGTTTCTGCATCTTCTTGAGTGCTTCGGTGCGAATAAACGTCAACCCAAAGTGTGCCGTCAGCACTGGTTGCACTGGTTGCTTAAACCAATCTTCCTGCACCGTCGTCACGGTCGTGACATCGATATTCTTTGGGCAGAACATCAAGCAGTCGCTCTCGCGCTTGATTTGCAGCGGTGCCAGGGCATCCATGCCGCTATGCATCAAGAGCGCGAGCATGGCTTCGACCGTTCTGCTACTGAAAACGGTATCGTAATCCACTACTAAAACGACATCATGTGTGTCGATTACCTGTTCCATGCCACGCTGCAAACATTGACCCCAAAACGCCCCCGACACCTTGACCGGAGAAATTTTGTGGGGTGCCAGGGCCGTGCTGACGCAGAAGAAGTTGTCGAGGAAGCCCAGTCGCGGCGCGCTCATCACGCAGGCGACTTTGATCTCCGCTTCGACGTTTCCAATTCGCAGTAACATCTATCGCTCCTATTGAAGGAGCGGGCGCGCATCCTTGCGCCTTAGTCGGCCATCATGGCCGTCCCGCTTGTACGGGATTAGCCACGAACCCAACTGACAACACCGGCATCGGTTGCAACTGCGATGGCATCTTCGCTTCGCGAAAGAGTAGCGTTGATTCCAACGATGCAAGCGGTGCTTGGGGTCGCACTGACCTTCAGATATCGCTTGCGGCCACGGCAATCAACGTCGATCTTCGTGATCGACGCACCATTCGTGATGGCAGTGCCGATCGTAAAGCCGCCAGCACCACCACCAACGAGGGCAGTGACGTTTGCGTAAGACGAGTTGTCGTCCGACTCTTCGACCTTGAGCACCGACATGAAAGTCGTGGCAGCGTTCGACGAGCGAACCACTGCAACGCTTGCATGGTCGAAACCGGAAGTGTCGATCGTCAGGGTTGCCGTGCCGGATGATGCCGTTTCGGCAGCACCGAGGGTCGAGAGAACCTTGACGTTCTGTTGATGGATCATGCTAATCTGCTCCTAGTTATCAAGATGCAGCGGTCTTGAGGGCGACCACGGGGCCGACCTCAGACGTACTGCCAAGGCTATGCGATGAAATATCGAACCTCATTGTGCCCTGGAGTAGCAACTGGTCTGTAGTTGCATACACCTGGTCGAACAACCGCACCGAGAAGTCGCGACGGCGGGCGTAGATGCTGGACAGAGCCACGTTGCCGAAGAGGCACTTGACCTTGCTCACATCACTGCCCAAGGTGCTGTTCATTACATGAATCAGTTTGATCGGATATCCTAGAAAACTACCGCCAGCATCGCTGCCGATGTTCTCGACCGTGTTGCCGCCAGCGGCATACTTCAGTCGGCTGATCGAAGAGGCGAAACCGGAGGGACTCACATACCAGCAAGCACCTTGACGAGCGTAAATTGGCAATTTGCCGATCACGCCGAGGAAGTCCTCGATGTCGAGCGTCTCAAACGAGACGTTGCCAGAGGCAGCCGTCACCACCGAAGCGGTGTGGGTGCCGTCGTTGATCTTGTTGACGACCCCGGTGATTCCACCATAGGTGGATGTCGAGTCACCAACCCAGCCACAAAGATCGATGCGCTGTGCCAGGCTTGTGCTGAATTCCTGCGTTACCAAATCGGCCAAACTTACAAGAGCATCCTCCACGATCTCGGATGACATTCTGCAAGAAACTGCTAATTTTTTCGCAACAAGACTCACGTTACCGTAGGTGGGCTCGCTCTCGGTGGCTGCCACACCCTCGCCAATAAAGTAGGCCGAGGTGCCGGTCAGACGTTTTGGGATCACCATCGTGTCGCGGGACATAGTCACGTTCTCTGCGGCCAGAGGGAACGAGCCGAAGCTCTCCACTAAACGGATCACGCGATTGGCGAACTCTTCCGGCACCAGGCTGCCACCAGCAGAGTTGTTTCCTTCGCCTAATGCACGGGCTTCAACGCCGTGATCCTTGCACCAACGCATGTCGTCGGCGTTGTGGAACACGGTGCCGCGAATCCATCGGCCGATGCGGTAAGCCTGCTCAACAGCCTCTGGGCCTTCGTTGAAGGCACGCAGGGAGGTGTAGTGTGGGCTCACCGAGCGGATGTCGAGCTTCTTCTCAGCCGGGGCAGCAACTTCTGCGACGGCGGCGGGAGCGGCAATTTCAACAACGGCACGCAGTTCAGCTTCCTTGCGGGCAAGCTTGGCTTCAAACTCCAGATCGGACTTGACCGTGTCGGCTTCGTCGGAGAGTTTGCGGAGTTCGGTGGTTTGATCTTCCGACCGGTCGGCCACATCGGCCAGTTCGTTCATGCGGGCGGCTACGGCGGCGGCGCGGTCTTGAAGACGCTTGAGATTGCTTGCCATGATGGTCTTGGCTCCATTTGTGCCAGCCACCGTGACGATGCACCCGCGGCTAGCGGGTGTGTGTTAAGTCCCGCAAGTGCGCCGCAGACCGTCCTGCTCGTACTGCTCTCCACGAAATCCATCGTGAAGCGTTATCTATTCTTGTAGCTTACCGCTTGCCCGTACTCTGGTGCAAGGCATTCGCTAATAATAATGCGTTGAGTCCCGCTGCCTTCGATAGCGCGATGCTTCGTGTCATGTCTACAGTGGCAACTTCATCTGCTTCTGGCTCAAGACTCCTTGCGTCTTCGGCGTTCATTTGCATCACCAGTTTCTTTGACCATGAGTAGCCAGGATCTCCAGACCACAATGCCCAGGCGATTCGTCCGTTCGACGGGTAGCCCGGCTCGCCTTGCCGGTAGCCTTCGGCACGCTTGTCCACTTCGTGCCGATCAAAATAGGCTTTCATTCGCCTCGCCGTGTTTGGGCTTATCTTTGTGCCGTTGCTCAAGTCTCTGCCCCGAGCAATGCCGATCTCGGTGCCGCCCCTGCCGTATTCGCTGCGCCAATCAAGACCTTGCTGCGCCTCGGCCCTCACGCCAGCCGGGGGTTCAAAGTCAATGTTGTCATACGCACGGTCGTTGAGTGCTAGTTCCTCCGAAGCGAACTCTTCTTCTGCCTCTTCGACCGGCGACTCGTCGGCGGGAGTCACCATGCTCAGTGCTCGTTTGCTGACGTATGCCTCGGCGGCACTGTACGCTGGGTTGGCGACGACTGCTACGTCGTGCAGTGAATCGATGCGGTTGATCGTCCTGACTTGCATGCCCTTTGCGTCCCTAGTCCACATCTCATCCTGTGGTTTGACTCGGAAAGCGAAGCTTGAGTTGCGAATGTCGCCGCGTTCAAGACTCTCGACGAGCCCCGCCGCGCTCCTGGGAGGGTCAATCTCGTAGCGCAGCCCCCTTTCATCGGCAAAAAGTCGCAGCGTCCCGGCCGTTGTGCGGCCTAAGATCATGTCGTCGCTGTGGTTAAATCGAGCGAATACGTCTGGGTTTGATGCCAATACGTCGTCAAAACAGCCTTCTGAGAGCCTCTCGACAAAACCTCCCAAGTTTTTCGAGTCGGATTGGTAGACTGCCGCATAGCCGCGGATCACGGTTCGGCCGTTATCGTCGCGATTGATCTCTAGAGTGGGTGCCTCTGAGATCAGTCGTCGCTCAAGTTCGCTCGTTTCATCCATGATTCTTCTGCCTCCTCATACGGAACACCAGATCTGTGGCAATCAAGAAGCATCTCACGCGATGCTTTCGTCCAATCGGCAATAAATGCAGTTATATCTCGCCCAGTAGCAATTGCAGCGTCGAGCAGTTCTGTCTTCATCCGCTCTTCGTGCCCTTCAAGCCATGCCTTCAGTTTAGCGGGCTTGGTTCGTCGCTCGATGATGCCGTTGAACTCGATGGCAGATAGTTTGCGTAGAGTCTGGCGAAACAACACCTCGGCAGACCTGGCAGACTCCGTTGGTGCGCCTTCTGCGGTAGCCGCGGGCTGCGACTCTGCGATTGTGGCACCGGATGGTGCTGCTGGTGCCTGCCCGCCTGCTGGATTGGCCTCTGTGAACGCTCCAAGCAGTTGCATATTCAACTGGATGAACCGCTTGTCGCCATCGTCTATCGGATTCAAGCCTTCTCTGGATCGGATCTCGTTGATGCTCAAAACGCCAAGTAAATTCATCTCTTTAAAGTAGGTTGATCGGGCTGCGTAATCGCCCGCCATCAGCGCGTTCACATCGTAGGCGCAAAAATACTGCTTATCGTCTACCACTAGATCGCGGCGGCAGGCTCCTTCCCATCGTCGAAGGTGTGGGATCAAGGAGAATGTGACGAAGTCCAGGGATTGCTGCTCGACTGAATTGTATGAACTCTTCGTCATCTCTCCGATCATCGACGGCGGCACCCGATACGCCATGCAAACGGCCTCGTTCTGGAACCGGCGCGTTTCGAGCAGGCGATCGGTGTCGTTGTTCTGCGTCAGTTCCTTAACGTGCATTCCGGCGGGGAGGACGGCAGTTTTCGACCCTTGCGTCGGCCCGCGGTGCATATCGTCCCACGTTCGCCTCAAACGCTCAAGCGTTTCTGGCTTCTGCGGCTGGTCAGTCTCGATTATCGTCCCCGCTCTCGCCCCGTGGCCGAAGTATGCACCGGAATGTAGCTCCGTTGCCCTCGCCAAGCCGATGGCATCACGGCAAAGCACGGTAGGAACGTAGCCTGTGACCCCATCTTGCGATAAAAAGCGTAGGTGAAAAATCTGATCCTGTGTGTAGATCGTTGGCGTGGTCTGGTTTGGCTCGCTGTAACTGTAGCGCAGGCGGCCGTTCTTCAGCCGTTCGACCACCATTCGGCTTGGGTGAAGGGGGATCAACTGGTCTACGGCACCTCGGCGGCCCGGCTTGATCAGCGAATAAGCATTGCCCCACAGTAAAAGCCAACTTTGCATGAGTTCGCGCCACTCAAATGAACTCATCCAATCGTTGGGTTGGTATGCAAGGATCTCTTGCAGCGGAAGATCCTCTGCGATTTCCTTGCCGCCACCTGGCAAGCGGCGGTAGACGTTGAATGGCAGGCTCGCGACCGACTCCGACAAGACTCTTACACAGGCCAGCACTGCCGCACACGAAAGGCTAGCCTCTGGCGACACATAAACGCCGCTGACAGTCTTGCGTGTCTCTGTTATCTCCTCGAAGAGGCGAGCCATGCTCCCGGCACGCATCTCGACGATGTCCTCGACCATGCCTGTCTCGTCGTCCACTACATCACCATTATTTCTGGTTCTTGTTGCAGGCCGTGCTGCTCAGAGCTTGAGATGCCGATCGCCATGATCGTTGCGACCACGGCATCGATGCGGCCTGTGGCGTGCGAGTGCTTCTTGGTGGGCTTAATGTTGCCTGCATCGTCGGTTTTTATCTGTGTGTTGCTCACTTGCCAGGCCAAAGCTTTGTTTTTCCCACCGTGCCGAATCCTGCCACTGAGCACAGCGGCCTCGAAAAGTTTCGAGGGTGAACTTAATGAGCCAAAACCCTGTCCAAACGGGCAAACTGTGATACCTTCCGACACTAATTGGGTGGTTAAATGGACGGCATTCCAGCGATCTATGGCTATGCCTCGGACTATATTTCTCTCGCAAAACGACAGTATAAAATCACGAACCTGGTCGTAATCCGTAATGTCACCATCAGTCAATATAACATTTGCCACGCCGCTACTGTCGGGCTTCGCCCACTCCTCGTAAGGCACATGATCAGTCCGAGAGCGTTTCAATGCGTTCTCGGCTGGCATGAACAGCGTTGCTTGAACGTCGAACGTGCCGTCTGTATCCGGCCACACTGCGACGAAGGCCGTGGTGTCGAACGTGGATGCAAGGTCAACGCCGCACCAGCATGGTCGCCCAGCAGTCGGACGCAGCGGTGTGCCGCATGCGTCCCAGGCACCGTGTTTAAGCCAACGTGTTTCACTGGTCGTCCATTGGTTTAAATGTAGCCGCCTTACAATTAACTCGGTGGCGGCCGACTCCTTCATCTCGATTACCATCTTCTGGTAGTAATCGGGCTTGATC